AAAGCCTTCCAGCAGGACAACGGCCTGACTCCGGACGGCGTCTGCGGGCCGCTGACCTGGGCGGCGCTGGAGCAGACAGAGCCGGAGCAGCTGTACCGGGTGAGCATTGACGGCGTCACATGGGCGCAGTACCGGCGGATACTGGAGATATGCCCGCTGGCTGAGGCTGAAAGGGAGTGAAAGGCTATGCCTGAATGGATTGCCAAGTATTGGCTTGAATGGGTGTTTGGCCTGCTCATCGCGGTACTGACCTGGGTGGTCAAGCGCATGAGCGGGCGCATCAAACAACAGCAGCTTGAAAACGAGGCCCTGCGCAACGGCATGAGGAGCCTGCTGAAATCGCAGATCGTGACGCAGTGCGAGCGGGCCATGGACGACGGCTGGTGCGGCGCACGGCTGCGGGACACCATCAACGACCTGTACCAGAGCTATCACGCGCTGGGCGGGAATGGGACGGTCACGGACATCGTAGACCAGACACGAAAGCTACCGGCATTCGCGCCGGAGAAGGGAGAACATCATGATTGACTGGAGGAGCAAGCTGACCAGCCGCAAGTTCTGGGCGGCCATCGCGCAGTTCGTGTCCATGCTCATCATCGCGCTGCACGGCACGCAGGAGACCGCGACGCAAGTGACGGCGCTCATCATGGCGGGCGCGGCGGTGATCGCGTACATCATCGGCGAGGGGCTGGCGGACGCTGCTGGCGCGGCGAATGCCGTCAATCTCGTGCCGTATGACGATGATGAAGGTATTGATGAGGCAGAATACTATGCGGATAACCCGCATGACAAGTGGGGCGAAAGCGGGCTTTTCCACGGCACGACGGGCGATGAGGACGATGGAAAATGATCTGGATTGACATCATGCCAGATGGATGCTAAAATGAGCACGGAGGTGCTGTTATGGACGATATGCAGATGATACCATTTGTTGCACATGAGGCGGAGGTTGTCCGGCTTGAGCGCATTATCAAAAAGCTGTGGATTCTGGTGCTCGTCATTTTCAGCCTCTTCGTGCTGACCAATGCGGGCTGGATTTGGTATGAGAGTCAGTTCGAGACCGTCGAGATCACGCAAGAGGGAGACACCGACTCTGGCGGCAACAACTACTTCAACGGCACCGGGGAGATGACATTGTATGGCCAGAGCACGACAGGTGATCAGGATACGCCGTCGAAAGACGGGCGGTAAAAGCGGATACCGAGTATGCAATATGTGCCACGGCACAGGCAGGGTCAAGGCGAAATGATGACCGGGCGAGGAAAGGCTCCTCGCCCTTTTCCGTGGAGGTTCGCATGAGCGTAGATGATTTCAACATCCCTCGCAGCGCCGTTGAGCTACTGATCGACGAATGGATATTCAGCGAGCGCGACAGGCGCATCCTCAAGCGTAGGCTCCTGGACGGCATCTGCTTCGAGCCTCTTGCTGAGGAGTTCGGCTTGTCACCGCGACAGACGCGGGAGATCGTCCGCAAGGGCGAGAATAAGATTTTCAAGCACATGCCCGGCTGATGCCGGGCTTTTTTGCGTTCATCAAAAAAAGTTCTTGACTTTTAGGCTTAAAGGTGGTAAGATGAGCATGAGGATGATACATCCTCGCCCACCACCTACCGCAAACGCCACAGAGGAGGACGACACAATGAAGATCACCAAGACCGAGTTCCACATGGATGTCAACCACGGCAGCAGCTACAAGATCTACATCTTCCGCGACAGCAACGACCCGAACATCCGGGTCATGTACGACACGCTGATGACGGTGCAGTGCTACGACGAGCACGACGGCATCTTCTGGCACGTGAGCGGCGGTCCCGCGGACGACTGCAGGGTGCCGGAGTTCTTCAAGGGCAGGGGCTACTACATGATCTGCGTGGAGCACAACCGCGGCGACTGGAACAAGCCCTTCACCTACGAGCTGTACATCGTCGAGTGACAGACAAGCCCGAGCCGTGGCGGGCAAAAGCCCCGGCAGAAGGAGAAAGAACATGAAAGTCAAGCTCGAACGGATGACCAATTGGATGAGTGGTCACAAGACTTGGGAGATGGACATTGCCGAAGCGTGTGCAAAGATGACGAAGCTCAAGTACAAGGCCTTCTACGCGAAGACCTACGAGAACGGTCGCCGGGTGATCTACTACAGCAAGGACAACTGCCTGACGCAGTACCGAATCACCATCAACTGAGACACGAAGCCGAGCCGGGGCGGCTGATCCCCGGCAACGCAAAGGAGGGCACAACAATGACGGAGCAGATGACGACATTCAAGTATGCCAACGTGATTTTCGGGCGCGGCGCTCAGAGGATGCTCATCAAGACCTTCTTCGGTGCGGATTGCATCAGGAAGGCGGAGGAGTGGCTTGCCGAGTACATCAAGGCGAACAGATACGCCTGCGCCGACTTCTCCATCCGCGTCATCGAAGACTGCGAGTAATGACTATCACCCGCCCTGGAGGTTACGATGGCAAAGGAGGACATGAAGATGACGATGACCGAGAAGCTCCGCATTCACGCGGAGATCGAGGCGGCTGACCGCCAGCACCGGGACGAGTACATTGAGCAGAACGAGCAAGAGAGCAAGAAGGAGAACTGACAATGTCGTACAAGATCAGCTCTGCGCGGTATGGCTGGCTGTGTGGCGTCCAGCGCAAGGGCGGCGAGATCGTCAATGTGACATGGGGCAAGTGCAAGGATGCCGCGATGCCGATGGATGAGAAGCGTATGCAGGAGGTGCACGCCTACCTGTACGATGTGGGCATTGCCCACGACATCAACAATGTGTGGATTCCGTGGATTGATGGGAGGAACTGACCATGGTCGAGTATCACGTGATTCTGAAGCGGTTCAAGGGGTCAACCAGACCGGATGTCTGCATCTTCAGCGATGAGGACATGGAGGTCGCTCTCCGGGAGATGGCGAGATACTGCAAGCAGCACGGCTTCACGGTGCAGGACAGGGACGGCACATACACCATCGAGAGCATCCATCTGGTGGCGAAAGAGCGGATTGTCGGTGCGCCGGTCTTGAGCGACATCCCGTGGCACGAGCTGTTCGACGAGTGCGGCAACCGGAAGCCAGATTGACACGGCACACGGCTGGTGCTACAATCAGCATAAAGGGAGGTGATGCGGATGCCGAACAAGACCACCGAGGGCTTCGATGCGGCGGCGTACATGAGGGAGTACATCACCGAGAAGGTGATCTACAAGAGGGTCAACTTCACGAAGGGCAAGGCCGAAGACCAAGAACTGCTCGACTGGATCGCTGCGCAGCCGGAGGGCATCTCGCCGTATATCAAGCGCATCGTCCGAGAGGACATGGAGCGGCGCAGGAACTCGCCGTAAAACTGTCGGAAAATCGCCCGTTGGCATCCTCGCCAGCGGGCTTTTTGCGTGCGATAATACAGGCAGAAGGAGGGAACGGCATGGCTGACTGGAAGCAATGGAACCCGAACCCGGCGGGCCGCAACGTTGGCGACTGCGCTGTCCGTGCGGTGGCGAAGGCGCTTGGCGTGGACTGGGAGACGGCGTATGTCATGATCTCCATGGCTGGCTACCAGATGAACGATATGCCGTCCAGCAATACGGTCTGGGGCGCGGTTCTCCGCAGGCGCGGCTTCTACCGGCACATCATCCCGAACACCTGCCCAGACTGTTACACGGTCGGACAATTCGCGGACGAGCATCCGCATGGCGTATACGTGGTCGGTACGGGCAACCACGTGGTCACTTTGGCCGATGGAGTTGTCTGGGACAGCTGGGATAGCCGAAGCGAGACACCAATCTACTACTGGTCTGAGGAGGATGAGTGATGGCGTACAACAATGGCTTCCCGGTCACGTATCCGCAGCTGTTCCCGCAGTATCCGACATACCAGCCGATGCAGGCCATGCAGCAGCAGCCGGTACAGCAGCAGGGCATGACTCCGCCCACTGTCCATGCAGATATCGTACAGGTGTCCAGCGAGGCCGAAGCTGCGGCGTTCCCCGTAGCGGCTGGCGCATCGCAGATGATGGTCGCGAAGGACGACAGCGCGATCTTCGTCAAGACGGCGTATCCGAACGGGCAGAGCACGCTGGATGTGTTCGTCAAACGTCCTCCGGCTCCGGCGGAAAAGCCGGTTGACCTGACGGCCTATGTCACGCGCGAGGAGTTGGAGCAGCGTCTTGCCGCTCTGTCTCTGCGCAAGACTAAGAGAGAGGAGACGGTTGAGGCATGAGCTTCTTTGATTCGCTCGGCAGTACGATGCCGCAGAACGGCATGCAGAACATCCTGCAACGCTTCCAGCAGTTCCAGCGCACGTTTACCGGGAACCCACAGCAGCAGGTGCAGCAGCTCCTGAACTCCGGGAAAGTGACGCAGCAGCAGTATCAGCAGGCATGCCAGATGGCGCAGCAGCTGCAGCGGATGATGGGCAGCAAATAAAAGGCCTGCCTGACATGATGCCTGGCAGGCGATTGCGGAAGCGAGGTGTTAAGGCTTCGCATCTGCAGTATATCGCTTTCGACTCAATCCGTCAAGTGCACTGGCGGTGAGAATACACTACGAAGGAGACTTGATATGGCTCTCACAGACGAGAACAACGGCACCGGCATGGTGATGCCTGTGGCCCCGATGTACGGCAACGGCGGCGGGGATGGCTTCGGATTCGGCGGCAACGGATGGTGGATTCTGATTCTGTTCATCTTGCTCGGCGGCTGGAACAACGGCTTCGGCGGCGGTTTCTGCGGCGGTAACGATCTGTATCCCTGGATGAATCAGAGCAACCAGATCAACGGCGGCTTCCGTGACCAGATGCTCGGCTCCCAGATCAGCGGTCTGCAGAACAGCGTGACCGCCGGCTTCGGCGATGTCCAGAACAGCTTGTGCGCCGGATTCGCTGGCGTGAATGCCACCGTGAACGGCGCTCAGAATGCCATTGCGCAGCAGCTGTACACCAACCAGATCAGCGACCTCGAGCGGAGTTTCGCGGCTCAGACTGCGACCGCACAGGGCTTCACCGGCGTGAATGCCGGGATCGCTGACCTCCGGTACACGGAGGCGACCGAGGCTTGCGCGACTCGCACGGCTTCCGCGCAGAACACTCGCGACATCATCGACGCCCAGACTCGCGGCACGCAGGCCATCTTGGACAAGCTGTGCGCGCTGGAGCTCGACGGCGTGAAGGGCCAGCTCGCGCAGGCGCAGCGTGAGAACGTTGGTCTGCAGAACCAGCTGAACATGGCTGCTATGCAGGCTTCTCAGACGGCGCAGAACGCCTTCATCCAGCAGGGCTTTGCCAACGAGGTTGACGCTCTGTACAACCGTCTGAACTCCTGCCCGGTTCCCACTACCCCGGTCTATGGCCGGACGCCCATCTTCACCTGCGGCGGTCAGCCCGTTGGCTGCGGCTGCGGCGGGCAGATGTAAGGAGGGGCTGGCATGGCAGAATATCTCGCCAATGCGGAACAGCTGATTGCACTGAATCAGCCCGCGATCTTCACGGCGTCCATTCCCTGTAATCGTGGCTGTGTCTACCACGAGGACGAGACGGGAATCTTTATCCTGCGCGGCCAGACCCAGAATTGCTTCGCCAGGTATCAGGTGACTTTCAACGGCAACATCGCCATTCCGATGGACGGCGCAGTGACACCGATTGCCATTGCGCTGGCCGTCAATGGCGAACCGCGCCAGACCAGCCGGGCGATCTTCGTCCCGGCGGCGGTCGATACCTACGGGAACGTAACCAGCACGGCGATCATCACAGTACCGAGGGGCTGCTGCTTCACGCTGTCCGTGCGGTACGTGTCGGCGGATGAAGACCCGGCGACGGAGCCGACGCCTGTCATCCAGATGCAGAACGCCAATCTGGTTATCACCCGTGTAGCCTGACGGGAAGGAGGATGCAAGA